GTCGGCGGGGCTGATCCAAAGGTGACGTTTCCTCCACCCGCCACACCAGCGCCGCTCACCGTGTAGTGCGTAGTTAAAGTTTGTTTAGTCCACGACGTAGGAGCGCCTACAGGAGTACCAAGGTAGACCTCCAACTCGCTATCCGCCTGGATGTTAAAATCGTAGGCGAATACAGTGGTGCTATTGTTGCCATTGTATTGCTTAGTTCGTGTAAGAGTTGATATGGTCATTGTTTAGTTCCTATTGAGGTGCAATGTTTTCTAATATCATTTCGACATCTATTGGTTCATGTTTGACTGGGTTTTTGGCATCTGCCTGTTCTAGCCCTACTCTCAAAGATCGAATAAGCAAGTCAGCATGTTTTTCTTCTGCCAACATTTCTGCCCAAGCTTGTTTTCTAAAAGCTAAAACGAATGATTGAATTAATTGTGCGATACCGCCTTGTGGGCCTGTGCTTAATTGATCGAACACACCAGTTAATTCTCCCTTTGCATCAGTCTCGTAGAATGCCTCAAGCGCCTCTTTTACTGGTTTGCCAGCGCGAACTATAAACTCCTGGTGTTCTTCGGGACTGAGCCGCACACCCATATAAATTTGTTCGATGCCTTTTAATTCTATGTCGTTATCAATGACAAATTGATCAATCGGACTTTCACGCTCCGTCGATGTGTAAATTGGAGAAATAAGGTCTGGGCCTAAACCACCCTCTAGGATAATTTCTTCCCCCCATAGATTATGACGCTCTGGCAAACTATCCGACAATCCTGGTGTGCGTGATCTAACCCTATTAGCTAGGCGATAAAATCCTTCATAAAATGGTTCAAAAACTTCTCCCCCAGGTTTGCCTGTAAACTTGTTTGGATTCACACCCCGAACATCACGCAGTTTATTATCACCCTCAGAATAGAATGGAACACCATTGCGTTGAAAATCTGCCACAATGTTACTTGCTGGTATTAAGGAAGAAACCAAGTTTTCCAAAACCCTTGGATTACCATCTTCTAAAGCATTTCCGATTTGTATAATATTTTGTGCAAACGTAGCGTTTAATAAAATTTTTCTTGTGGAGTTCATAAACTCTTCTGCCAGTTCAATATCTTCCCCAGCTTTCAATTCACCGGCAATTCTGGCAAAATCCGCCGATGCACAAAAATAAGCACCTACAGGGGCTAGGTTGTTAAAGGCTATATCACGCACCGAGCCATCTTTATTATGAACACGAAAGGAACAAGGCGTTTTGTTTTGTCTACGCTTTGCCGCTATGGTTGAACGATGAGCGCCGAATGTTCCGTTAATACCACCCCCTATAGCAAAAGATATTCCTGCCAAGGAAATAGCAGTGCCAACAATCATTTGCCCAAACGCAACATCCCTTTCTACCGCAGTTCCACGAAAGACCGCATTAAACTGCTTTGGGGTTGCTAACCCTAAAGGCCCGTTCTGTACTGGAAACTTGGCAAGATTGACCAATACCTTTACAAAAGGAATGACTATCCTTCCCCAAAATGTTCCGTCTAACCCTTTCGTTAAATGATTTGCAAACGGGCCAAGTTCATCTAAAAACACATTACCTCGTGCAAATTTGGTAGATTCTTCAATCATCATTGGCGTTGGATGCTTAAGATAAAAACCAATGCGACTCTGCATTGCCTTACCACTCAACCCATCTTCCATCGCCCTTCTATAGGCTACCGCAAACATTGCCGCATCAAACGATGATCCTTGTACTAGGTGATCGAGTGACATTAAACCGCGCCCTGGCAATTCAATCGGCGCTCCTAATTGATCCACCGTCGCTTTAAAAAAATTAGAACGCTCCCCTGGAAAAAATTGATTCAAGGTTTTTGCGTTCATCAGAGAAGGCTTTGATCCCATGCCCTCTAGTTTTGTAACATCACTGACACTGATATCCCTGCCACGCATTGCGTTCCATATATTTTTCCCAAATGCTGGTAGTAAGCGACGCAATCCATTCATCAATCCAAAAGTTAAAGCCGCTGATTCTCCGTCTTGGATACCCTTGGCATTGCTCCCCATAAAACGCAAACCACCACGCACTTGCTCTCCAACTTTACGGGCTGCTAGATTAAACGTCACTCCCAGCATATTACCCATAACATTTGCCATCTGAGTGTCACCGCCTGACAAAAGATTGAAGTACATAAATTTTAAAATAAAATCTTTCATCCCTGGACGACCAGCCATCTCGTAAGATTTTTTGATTGCCCCTTCTGACAACAAAACGTAATGCTTGATTAAATCTTCTTCTGTAACCCCAGGAGGTAATTCGCCAATTTGTTCTGATACCTCTTTGCCAAACCTTAATCCTTCTTCAAATTCCAAACCAGCGAGTTCGTTACGAATACCTAGCACACGAGCAGAAGCCTCGGACAACTGTTTGCGTTGCTCTGCCATCGATCTGGATAATGCATGTGTTTTTTTGAAGATCCCAGATTGAAACATTCCTTGGTTTAGTAAATTTTCCGCCAGTTCCTTTGACCTCAACATATGTGCCGAAAACACTAATTCCATGATCAAAGGAGCAACATCATCAATCGCTTTGCTTGGATCTAATTCCAACACACGACGGGTTTCGCCGATAGGGTCTTTTTTAAGTCGTTCCCTGGCTTCCTTGACCGCTTCTTTGCGATGGCGGATGGGTCTACCATTAGGTTGCGTCAACCCTTGTTCTAAATATTCTTGGGCATCTTTAATGGCTTCTTTAATTGCCTTGCCACTATTGACACGCTTGAGAAATGGCTCAAAACCTTCAAGATCAAAATCTGATCCTCGGATTGTTACAACACTAGCTGGCTTTGGCGCTGGTAATGGGCCTTCCATTTCCCCTAGAGGAATTTTTTTAGAACGCAATCTCTTAATAACTTTCTTAGGATTAGCCAAGTCTGCCATTTTAATACCACCCGCTTTCATCATACGGGCAGTACGCACTAATGCTTCAGCAGCAGCGATACCTATGCCAGCTTGTTTTAATCTTTGAGTTAATACTGAATCATCTTCTTTAGCTTCCAGAAAATCTGTGATTGGATTTTTTAATTCTGGAGCTAAATCATTAAACATATTGGCGAGATTTTCTTCGCCAGGAGTTGTTAAAATATCTGCCGCAATACCCGATGGAATGGAAGCAGCCCCAAATGTTCTTAATGCTGTGAAGCCATATAAGAAAGAAGCAATGCCACGAGCCATCTTTGTTCCAGTGCCACCCTTTTCTTCCAATTGAGGGATTTGAAAAGGAATTTTGCCACCCATCTTTAAATTATCTAAAGCTTCTTGCACTGTAACCTTACCAACATCACCAAAAGCACCTTCTGGCAAGGGTTGTAAATGACCCGACTCAGATATCTCGGGAGTCGCAAAACCGCCAGCAACGCCTTGCAAATTTCTAGCAACATCTTCAAGCGTGGTATCACGCAATCTCTGTCCTTCCGCCGACACTAATTCGCCTGTTTTTTCTAAGGCATCCAATGCGCCACCGACACCTACTTGTTTGAGAAATTCTAAAAATGAAATATCATCATCAGGCTCTGGCTGAACGGTTGCCCCACTCGGCGTGTCCATTTCTCCCTGGAAGTCAAAGGCAGTGCCACTACCAACGGGTGCGCCTTCTGAAGAAAATACCGTAGGCTGTTCTTCTTGTTCCAATGCAAATAATTCTTGCATTGTCTGATCAAGTTCTTGTCTTTCTTCTTCCTGTCTTTTGATCAGAAGAATATCCGCAGAGCCATCATCATTTATTTTGTAACCGCCAACTGGCTGTGTGTCTGCCATATTATTTTTCACCCTTCGGTTTAGGAGCAGCGATAATTGGTTTTATATTGGCTCTTTTAGCTGCGTTGTATAACTTCAAAACCCTAACTTCTTCAACCGTAACATCTGGCGGAACTAATGCATATCTACGTTTTATATCCTCAACATCAATGCCAAATTGTTTTTCTATATCACTCAAATTTAAAGTAAATCCCGTCATAGACTGCTCTAAAATGTCATCAATTTTATCCCAAGCCACTTTTGGATCATCACCTTGTAAAATCAATTCCTCAAACGTGTCTTCCGCAACATTCTTTATCGTTCCCAAATTGCCACCCAAAATACTCATTAAAGGGCTTTTATTTTTACGCACCTTCTGATCAATGCGCCGCTTCATATCTTTTTTATGAGAGGCTGCCGCTTTAGCTTCTTTATCATTAATTTTATTTTTCAAACCATTTATTTGTTTTTTTCGCGCGGCTTCATCACTCGCAGGCAAACCTAGAGTTGCCAATTCTGTTTCCAATTTGCTATATTCATTCTCAGCATTGGAATCATTAAGATCAACATTTGCAATCTTCAACTCCATTTGCTTATTAGGAGAATTTGGCGATTCCGATTCTGGCTTGTAATACTGCTTAACGTCTGCCTGTAATTGACTAAATCTTGTAAAATTATTTTTGAACACACCATCACCTAATGCATTCAATAATATTGTTATTTCATCTTCCGAATGATTACCGGATTCTAATTGTTGAATAAAATTAACCGCAGCCCCTTCTTCTTTTTGCGTCTGTAGTTTTGTTTTTCTTGCTTCCTGTGCAGTTAATGACAAACTAAAACCTCTGTATAATGCAGCCCGTTTCCCTGGTAACTCCTCTGGAGGAACTTCGCCAAATTCCCCAGCCTGTAAACGCTTATCCATTGTCTCAAACGCTTCTGGAGTTCCTTTCATCGTTGCATCCAAAGTTGCTTTGCCGTATTGGAGTTTCAAAGCCTTTTTATCTACATTTTTCAAGGCGGCATCTAGTTGCTTTGGAGTGTAAATAAGCATTTCCTCATTATTTATCTTTAACTGTGCCTTGTAGTCTGCAACATTTTTTAAAAACTGTTCCTCAGAAACGAGAGGGTTATTACCTTCGGCTAATACTTTATTTAAATTAGCCTCATCCTTTCGGACTTGAAGTCCATGTAATAATTTAGTGGTATCAAACTTGGCTTTGATTTCACTGTAATTAATCTGGGCCTGAGTAACACTGCGAAAGCGATTTTGATAATCTTCCCCTAAGTTTTTAAATTTATCGGAGCTAAGTAATTTTTCTTGAGCAGTCATCCCTTGATAATATGCTTCATTCGCCAAAATTGATTTACCGCTCTCAGGGTCAATCAATTGAGTTGGGTCTTTTTTTGCAAAAGCGGATAACTTAATTTCGTTCTCACGTTGTTTATTATCAAATGTATTTAATAAATCATCTAAAGATAGTTTGTCTGCAAGCCGCTTTTGTTTGATTACTAATTCACTAGCCTTCTCACCAAAACGCTGCAACTGCTGTCCCGCCTGGATAGTGCCACTCCACGCATTGACAAATGCAGAAGGATTAATGGTATCGCTATACCCTTCTCGTAAAGCAACTCGATTAATGCGGCTATCGCCAAGTTTTATTGTCATAATTTTTTATTTTATTTTATGTAAAAACGCCTGCTTCTTTACCAACTTGATAATCCATTCCTGCGCTTCCCAATCCTGTCAGCAATGACCCACCAGCCGACGTATACCCAGCAGTTTGAGCCGCCTGTCCTTCAGCGATTTTCACACCAGCCTGCATTTGAAGATTAGCGGCTTCGTTTTGCCCACCACGGCGAATCAGTTCTGCGTTAATTTCATCTGTCCATTCCTGGTTAGCAAATGCGATCAGGTTTGTGCCTTCGTAGATTTCAACGCCGCTTTTCTGCAACCCAGCTTCTTGACCAGCGCGTTTGCGTCGATCATCACGTTCTTGAAGTTTG